AGGCAGAGCACAGGGTATGACTGGTAGAACACCAAGAGCGGAACACGAACGTACAAAGAGAACAACAAATAGATCAGAAACCGGTTCGAGAACTGATACATTAAATTTTGCATCTGCGAAGAGAACGGTTTCTGCACTTACACGTGCCCAGGAACCAACACGAAACAAAGCTGACGGTGCTATAGAACAATATCAATACAACAATCAACCAGCCCCAGGTATATCGAGTTTTCTAGGTGGATACTTGAATACCCCAGCGACTAAGATAGGTGAAAAGAGAACATACGGTTCTGCATACACAGCCGAAGAGCTTACGAAATATGGTTTCAGACCAGACGATCGTCGCGGTAAACCAAATAGAGCTGCGGGTCCAGGGCGAATGAATGTTCGCGCCGATCCACTTAACCAGGGTGGTATGGTTACAAGTGTTCGTTCCGATACAACAAGAATTGATGGTAGAGTAAATGCCGCAAATGGCTCTTGGACACAACAGTACAGAAATAACGATTATCATAAATTCAATGCTTATAAAGGTCATGAAAATCCAAATGCTACAAATATGAGTTTGGATACAGCTAGAAGACAACTTTCAAGTAACCCATTAGTTCATAGTCTTTCTTAAATAAATATAAATTGAGACATACACTCATTAAAATATTGTTCATATATTTTAATGAAGGTACATACCTTAGATATAGACAGTGGTGAACGAGACCCAGTTTTGTATTCAAATCCAGGTGATTATGTTGTCTACCTAAAAAACCCTATTTATGACGTGACTAAAATTTCACTTATATCAGCACGAATTCATAATAGTCAGTTCCTTATAAACGATCTTAACAATACGTTCACAATAAACAGTTCAACTAGTAACTACGATATAACAATACCAAACGGAAACTATGACGGTACAGATCTAGCTTCAAATGTCGTTGTAAATTCAAATAGTAGGTTATCTGGATCTACGTATGATAAAGATACAAATTCTATAACGTTTGAAGGTCCAAATCAATTTAGTTTTGATTTCTATAACGGTACAAATGGGTATAAATCGAATGTCACTGGTAAAACAACACCACACGATATATTGGGTGTAATTGCCTCCAACGTATTCTCTACATCTATCTCTCCTTATAAATTACATACTGGTAGCGTCAATTTACAGGGTACAGATGCAATTATTGTTAAATTGAGTAGTGGTTCCGACGAATTTAACAAAACTGTATTTTCTGAAACCCCTTTTTATACAGGGCGTATACTTCTGTGTGGAGATGTGATTAACTTTTCGGGTGTTGACGATACAGTTGAACATAATTTTGATTCTGGATCACAAAAAACGATATCGAGTTTACGTGTTCAGTTTTATTACAGTAGTAATAATCGATTAATACCATACGATTTTAGAAATGCGAATCATATACTTAAACTGGCAGTGACGTGTTCTACTGATAAACTTGAGAATATTGCTAAAGTGGAACGAGACTTTTCTCTTCCACCACCTATGAGTATCCCCGAAATGGAGGATCCGCGTAGATGGGATGCGTTTATATCTATATTTATGGTAGTTGCAACCGGTTTATTTTTATTATTGGTTATGCGTAAGCCTAAACTTATCGAGTAACCGCGAAGATTGGTTGGGTTGGCTTTTGCACACGAGTGGAAACACGAGAGATACCGACGTAGACCAAGATGGACAAGAGAGTTGTGAACAAGGCCGTGAGCGTGTAGTTCATACCACCGTTCTTGTTGACCTTAACAACTTGGTTAACGATCCATCTAACCAAGTCCATCCACGAGAGGGCGGCGGCGAAGGAGAATCCAGCAACGACGGCGTTGAGGGATTGGGACTCGAGTTCACGAGCGACGAGCGTAACAGTTTCAGCAGCAGAAGACATTTTTATATATAGTATCCTGAGATTTTAATCAGGGAGTAGTTCCTCTTCAATTAAAATTTTTTTATAACATTTGGGTTTCATATACCCTTTTAACATACCGACATTTATAGAATCTATACCCGAATCAGATTCCGAATCTGTTTCTGTATCAGAATCAGATTCCGTATCATCATCACGTAATCTAAAATATTCAGAAGTCGTCACATACCCCGTTGGTTCCGATGTGTTCATTACTATCTATAGCATTTTTTAACATCGATTCCGACGGGTTTTTTGGTTCCCATGCATCCCAATTATCGTACGCCATATTCATTTTAACGAATTTATATTGACGTCCCGTATAACGTGTAAAAGGAATTTCTTCATCTTCAAACTCGATGTCTTCTTCCTGGTCTTCTTCATCGGAAGATTCTTCATATATTTCCGGAAAATGTGTTCCCATTTTTTTACCAACTTCGTTCATGGCACAATATTTCATGGCATATTCCATATCTTCACCAAGTACCATATCTCGACCACACGCCGTAGCGTATTCGGCTGCGAGAACCATAGTTCTTTCGAGTACGGGCTGGATAATGTTAATAGCAGAGTCCTGGACCTGCTCAATTAAGTTTGTAGTTGCGTCTTTTTCTTGTTGATTCATTATAAATTAAACAGTGTTTTAGCAATTCCGTTTTCTACACGGAGTATGTTATAACTTAGGCCTAAAACTCTAAGTTCTCTTTTAGCCAAGTTGTCTGGTAATATCTTGAGTTTTATATCTTGTTCTTTAATTAAACTAAAATTTCTTTGTCCTGTTGGATACCACCGTTCCGGTTCAAGTGCAAAACTATACGAATAATATCTTCTAAATAATTGTGTTCTTGAATGGTGTATACCACTCTGTATTGCGCGTAAGTTTATGACATTACCTGTAACTTTATCTAAAATAACGGAATCGTCTAATTGTATTTCAAGGTTTTGTAAATGTTCATAATTTACGTATTCACCGTTATACAATTGGTAATTTGAATCATAATCAAAATTAGTAACAAATATAGGCACAGGGTTCACTGAATAAAGATCTACCTTTATAAGTCTTTGAATTATAAAAAAAAGTTCTTTTACGGGGTTTTTAAATTTAAGTTTATGTTTAACATCAACCATAGAGTTCGCATTTGAATCCTGTGGTATTATAGATTTACTCTCTTGTATTTGTGTGATTATATAATCTATTTTTTTACTTAATAACATCTGTTTTTCTTCTTCATCTAGAGAAACCATTTCAGTTGTTAATTTTAAACTTTTTATAAGTCCTTTTGTTTGTATGTAATCACTTAAATAATAAATTGAATTATTATTTGCAAGGTCGGTTGTATCGTACCCCCAAACACAATCTTTTAGTTCTCTAAGTTTTATAACAATTTCTATTTCCTGACCTGTTATGGCACAAAGTGGCACAGCGAGTTCGGGATTATTATAAAAATAAAATGGTATATCAACAAAATATTTAGTATCAGAAGTTGCTAAACCTAGATACCCTGCAATTTTAGCTTGTCTTACATTCGTACCTGAAAGTTCTAAAGGTGGTTTACCAATAAGTTTCGCTAAGTTATGTTGTTTTGTTTGTGTAACGTAATTATCTGAATATATAGCTAAGAAATCACTTGGTATACGCTGAATAACCTGGCCACCTATCAGAATTTCAACATACTCAATCATGGCATGACCTATAGACTCAACGTATCCTATACCTTCGATACCACCTACTAAATTCTGTTGTATACTAGATAATTCAACTTTCATACTCACTGTCTTAAGAAGATCACCTTGGTTTTGTGGTATGGTACACCGAATAGTGTTTCCAAATTCTACTTCACCTTGAACGTCTAAATCAACAAAGAATGGTGCAAAATTGGTATGTTTTTGAAAATTCTTTATGAAATATGTATACTCGGGGTCGTCTGTAAAAAAAGCGTCCTGTGGACCAGATGTTTCTAATTGAACACGACCAGCCATTACTAGTATAACTGACTAAAATTTTAAACCCCCAAGTCCGCTGCTTATACGTAAAACGTTATAGTTTACAGCGTATACGTAAACTTTGTGTGCGAAACTCGCGTCTGGTGAATCAAGTTCAATATCTATCAAATTATGTGCTATTCTACTCATATTGACTTGACCGGTAGGGTAATACGTTTCCGGTTTCAACGAGAAACTATAGACACCAAAGTTATTACCCGTTACACCCGTATAATACTTTAATGGTTGTTCGTAACTGAGCATTAAATTATCGGCATCTATGATTATGTTATTGTTAAATTTCATGGTAACTTGTTTTATTGGTTCGTATTTGTATACGTCATCACTAACAGCCATAAAAAACATTTCCTTGACCGGGTTTTTAAAATTAAGCATACCAGATTTTTTAGATTCACCCACTTTAAACTTGAATTGAGACAATTGGAGTTGAGTTATAACGTATTCTATGGGGCGTGTAAGTAAGAAATTCTTTTCATCTTCAGTAATAAAAAAGAAATCCGTTACAAGTGAAACCTTTTTAATCGAAGACAAAACACTCGACGGTGGATCAGATACACCACCACCTGTTCTCGTGTATGATAATGTGACGTCTGCGAGTTTTTTAAACTTTATGCGTACTTCAACAAGTTGTTTTGTTAAAGCACACACGGGTATAGCTAAACTCGGGTTTCTAAAGAAATAAAAGGGTAAAAATAAACTATAATCCCAATCGTACGTCACGTCTATATAATTACCGTGTCCCGTTAAGAAATAGAGGGTTTGATCAATATCATCTTTATTACTGTGTATTTGGTCATACATGTAAATATAATCACCCGTTATTCTCTCTATGGTTTGACCACCAATAATGAGATCAGCGTATTCTATTAATTGTGCACCTATAGATTCGCGGTATCGAAGCGTTTTCACGTTTATCTGACCACCCATACCGTTGTGCACAGAACAGTAATAGTATAAAGTTGATGGTGCACCCACTGGTACAACAAATGTAACGGTAACTGTACCCGGATTCGTAACACCCGTTGTATACTCTCCAAATAAAGGTACACTAAATCTATAAGCTTCACCACTAGACTGTCTCAGAGATACTTTACCTGGGTACGTTGTAGTATCAATACTATTCGGGAAAGCGTCAGTTGTATCGTTATCAGACCAGGTAA